AGCAACTTGCTGGCAATATGGTGATTATGAATTACATAAGATATGCGTTTATCTGATTTTCCGCATTCTCTGATTTGGTCAGCGAGATAAGCAGAAATTCCTTCTTGCTTACCCAAGCCAGCATCAATATCAATGGCTCTGACACACCCATTAAAGTCTGGATTGTGGTCAGATTTTTTTGTGGAATGACGAGCATCACCCAACCATCCATCACTTTTACGGCTGCGATCCGGGAATGAATCATCAATTTGTTCCCGAAGTTGAACGGCAGCTTTAGATAAAAATGGTTTCATTACGCAAAGAGAAGTTTAGCTTCATCCTCGGTAATGCCTAAACGCTCAAGTAATGCTGATTTTGCTTCCGCTGTTGCTTTGGCTTCAATTTTTTGCGCTTCTTTATAAGCAATAAAACCGGCTTCAATTTCTTCATTTGTTGGTTGAGTTTGTTTTTGATCAAACCATTCTAAATCATCGCCACGCAAAGCAAATTTGGCGTTTGGTTTAATGAAAAGAATTGCGTTAATTTTATCAATATGATTCATTATGCACCAATTTCTAATAAAGTAATAGTTGAATATGCGCTATCATTTTGAACACCAACACCACTTGCAGCCGTATTATTTGCAAATTGTGTTTTATATGTTGTCGATGATGTAGTTGCTGGAGAATCTAAATAAGAACAACTGTTTGAACCATGATTATTAAATAAACTGCTGTTTGTATAACCACCAGCAATTGAAAATTCTAACAAATCAGTTGCTCCTCTAAGTAATTTGATTTTGATACCACTGTTGACATTTCCTGCTGTTTTATAACAACCATTTTGACTAACTAAAACTAAAACTTTTGAAGTTGCAGATGATGGTGTAATGCTAGCTGTTAAGTTTGAATCAATATAAGTGCTGTCAGTCGTGCTTGCAGCTGTGTTAGTTGTAGCACTAATTACTTGCAATACTTTGCCACCACCAGCAGTAGCAGCCCATGCAGGAACTCCACCAACGACAGTTAATACTTGACCAGTAGTTCCAATGGCTAATCTTGTGTTTGTGTTAGCTGTTGATGAGCGATATTCAATATCACCAAGAGTTGTGGATGGATTTAACGCTTTTGTTGTTGTATCGACAGATGATCCAAGCGTGCGAATAGCAGCTGCGCCATCCTTAACTAAAGCGGTATCGTCTGGAGTAGTCCAGCCGTAGTTTGTAGTAGTTGCCATTTTTCTCCTATTATCAGGCTACGATTGTAGCGTATTCCCATGTCAAAGTGTTGTCTATTGTGTTCCAAGCCTCTGTGGCCGGCACACTATTCCATCGCATTGCCACCTGACTAAAGCTGATTGGCGACAAATTGATGGTCAGGAACAATTCATTAAAACGGGTACTCCAACGCCATCCCTCAACATAACCTTCAAATGCCCCATTGCTGATTTGGCTAGGAAGATCAGTTATGTGGATTGGTTGTCCCACAAATATGCTCAACAAAGCATCTCTATCGGCATTATCGATTTCAGGGTTTGTAATTGGAAAGGTTATGCTGTCAAATGTTGCAGATGGAAATGCTCTTTGAGCAATATATCTATCAGCAACTTCTTGCGCATTATCTGCGTCATGAATTAAAGAATTTATAGTTTCTGATTTATAACCATAAATTGCGATTGATGTGGTGCTGGTAGCGGTTTTTTGAGATCCAAAATTATTGCCATAATTGATGTAAATATCATTGCGAATATCTGCTGCTTTAGTGGTGGTTCGAAGTCCAGCACCGATAGCTGTGTTTGCTGATAATTCTGTATATCCATTTAATGCCAAATAAGTCTGCCTGTGATCTGCGTCTGCATATCCGATATTTCCTTCTGCATCCTCATACAAATACCCAAAGGCTGAATTGGCAATGGCTGAAGCAATGTTGTAAATGGTATCTGGAGAAACGCCCCTATTTTCCATTTCATAAAGACCGGGAGTATCAACCTCGCCCAAACCAATGTTTTCTGCATTTGCCCAAGTAATTGTTGGATCATAAGCAGCCCATGTTTGAGCAGCGGAAACTTCATTCCAAGAGTTTGTTAATGAATAGGAAAGCAATGTAAGAATTTGATCGCCGTCAAAATCTTGGCTTAATGTGCTGTCATAAACCTCTTTAGCCAATTTGACTAATGCACCCATTGCTAAAATTGTATAACTTACAACAGTAGCAATTGAACTGGTTGTGGATACCTCAACACTAACATCGGTTATGTTGCCACCAAATAAAGTTTTATATGTGCCCGTGCTGTCCTTAACTTGCAAAGTCATTCCATCATTTAGTGCAAATGGTAATGTTTGACCAGATAAGGCAACAACTTGAACTTGCAAATAAGATGGATTTGGCTGAGTATAAATATCAGTTCGACCAGCTTGATGAGATATGTCTGCAATTGCTATATCGGTGTAATCAACACCCTCAACAGTTAGTTTCCAATCAGGGGTCCAAACTGTCATTAATTTCCTCTAATGCCTGAATTGTAAAGCTGTGGAACTGATCGAGATGCGCTGTCATTTAACACTTTTGCAACAGCTCTTGCAGCGCCTTCAGAATCAATTGACTGAACTGATATGTTGTAAGTGTTGCCACCTGCTTGACCAAAAGGTGTTCCTGTTGCGCTTTGTGGAACTCCCCTAATTTGAGACGATGGAGCAATGTTAGGAATTGAACCTATATCTGCACCGGGTTTAATTATATTAATCAATCTAATGCTTTCATTGGCAAGGCTAATAACTAAACCAATTGCTTCTTTAATGAATGTAATAAAACCTTGAATAATGCCAATTACGCTGGAAATACCTTTTCCTAAACTTTCCGCACTTCTTTGACTTTCTTGCAAACCAGCACTTAATCCCTGATCGCCAGTTAATCCAGCGATAAATGCATTTAAAGTTGGAATTCCAGTTTGATTTAAGAATCCAATAAATCGTTCAACCTGTGGAAGTAAAGCAACGCCTAATGCTTCTTTAGCCTCATCAAATCCTACTTTTAAGCGATCAATCTTTCCTTGGAAAGTTTCAGCGTTTGCAGCTGCTGAGCCACCATAAAGATCAGATAACTTTTGCTGTACTTGAGTGAAGGATAATGTAGATAATTCGGCTTTAGATAAACCAAGACCTAATCTGCCAAGAGCAGTTGTATTGCCATCTTGAGCCCTACCCAAGGCATTAGCAACAGTTTCAAGATCCAATCCTCGACCTTTGGCAATATCCAAAGATAGGTTTAATAGTTTCTGAGCCTCATTGACATCTTTTGTTGATACGGCTAAACGCTGGAATGCTGGTCGTAATTGTTCATCAGCCACGCCTGTTGCTAAAGATGTCTTTAGAATGTAATCCTCGGTAGCCTGAATTTGACCTTCTGTTGCCCCTGTGGCGCTCTTTAATGCAGCAGCCAACCTCAACTGTGCCTGTTCATCCTCTATTGCAGCCTTGACCCCGTCAATGGCTAATTTGGTGCCATAGGCAACCGCAGCAGCAGCTGCGACAGCAAAAGCAGCGGAAGCCTTTTTGCCAAACTCTGAAATCTTGCTTGAATTGCTTTCAACAGCCTTATCGGCTTCACCTAATTTTTTCTTAAGATCATCAACATCAGCGAGGATCGATAACTTAAGCGTACGATTACCGGTTGCCATCAGACCCACTCCTTAATAATGCGATCAAAACTTTGTTCCCATTTGTTTATTAATTCAGGCTGAATTCTGCGAAGGGTTGGATAGATAAACCATCCACGACTACCTCTGCCTTGCCGTCCTGAATATGAAGGGAATTGTTTGTACTTATTTGAACCAAACTCAACACCACCCCATAGGGTTTGCGTAGTAGCACCACCTGAAAACTTTTGTCTTGCGAAGCCATAACGGAATTCACCGATTTTGCTGGACTTAGAGATGCTAACCCCATCCGCAACTCTTTGCGCAACTTTGCCAGATTTTGTTCGAGTTCGAGCTGCTTGCTTAATTTCCTCTGATGCAAAATACGCCAACGCAGCAGACTGCGCTCTTGCTTCTTCAGTAGCTTGTTCATCCATGAGTTTGAATGCTTTGTAAATATCACGCAGATCTTTCTTATTGTACGCAATGGTTTCAGTTGCCATTCCTTCGCTCCAATATCTCGATCGCTGTTAATATGTCGTCCGCATCAACCCATTCACTCATTGGTATATGTGTGGCTATTGCCAACTCAACCAATAATCTGTTTAGGCTTCCTGCTTTGTGGCTTTTGGGTCAGCATCACCGACAATGACATCGGCTACTGTTTCCATCCAAATATCCATTGGTTTGATTGGTTTGCTTCCGGCAACTTCACGCTTATGAGCATGATAAGCCAAAAACATAAGATCCCAAATGCCAAGTTTTTCACTTGCTTGCCCAATGGTATTTCCTGTCTGCTTTTCCCATTTTGCCCACTCAGGCGGTTGGGCTACATAAGTGGCTTGCTCGCCTGAGCTGTATTCAATTGTAATTGGTAGTTTCATTTTGCTCCCGTTGTTAGATTTTAACTAAATGTTTCTACTACTGCACCCTTTGATACTGTGAAAGTAAAGGAAACAGTTTGAGCATCAACGCCAGATCCACCAGCTGTTGGAAACTCTGGTTTTACTGGAAACACAAATTGCGCTCCTGATGCTGCTGTCAATGTCATGCTGATGTCTGTGTCTGGTGCAGTTTCTGCTGCTGTCCATAGAGCCTCGCAAACTGAGTTTGCCTTGCCCCAATCAGCCAACATATCCAACTGGAATGTTCCTGAAATGTTTGTGGTCTTGTAAGCCTCTCCATCCATAGTCTGATAAACCTGACGCTCATTGACTTTGGTTAGAACTGCGTTTGTCGCTTGTGCTTGAATATCTGTTCCACCTGTGAAAGATAAACCAACATCACGACCGGTAATTACGACTGTTGCCATGATTTCTCCTTATGCTGTTTGTGTGTAGTAGGTAGATACTCGAACATCTGCGATTAGCAGCGTACTTGCACCAACTTGCTGAACTGTCGGTCTTTCGACAGAGCTGACAACATACCCTGTTGGGATAACTGCCAGAACACTCATTATTAATTGCTCGATATTATCGAGAGATGCTGGATTGCTGTTATATGCAACTGCAATTGAGATTGTAAAATTAATTTTTGTGTGAATAGTAGATTTGTTAATTGTTTCTAATTCTAAATATGGAGAATCAGGAACAACAACTACAGCTGGTGGAATTACTGTTTCTGGAACAAATGAATACACATTTCCAGCAACGCCAGCAAGAGCAGTTGCTAAGGGTGTGCGAATATCTGAAAGAATTGTGCTTGGCATTATTGAGCCAAACTGTCGGTATCCATATATGAGCCTAGTAATCCGACACACTTATTGAAAAGAGATCGACCCATTCTAAACGGAGTCGATGCAAAATCTACGCCTTCGATTTGTCCTCCGCCGGCAAGTCTTGATTGGAATACTTCGACTGAAACTGTATAGACGGCTGACTGAACAGCTGCGTTTCCAACATAAGTTGATGCGCTAGAAAGGGTAGCAGTTCCGGATGGGATGACATTAGCTTCAAGTATATCGGCGTTAGTGATCGATGCTGAAAAGGTATATTGTCCAAGATTGTCTGCCAAGACAGTTCTTGTGCCGTTGTATGGGCTTCCGCATCCTGTGATGACAACTGATTGTCCTTCGGTAAATTCATGAATTCCTAATGTAGTAAATGTAGCAACATTGTCTGACAATGAGGTTGCTTGAATTGGTGCTTTGAATGAAACAAGCATTGGCAGAATAACAGTTTCTGCTGTGTCAATAATTTGGTTTAAGTAAGTATCGTCATACAAGGCAGATGACACACCAAGAACAGATCTCAACTGTGTGGCTGTGATAATGCTTGGCATGTCATCTCCTTTAGGTCTCCCATTATTAGCTGCCTAGGATCGGGAGCAACCCTAGGCATTAAGTTGGGCTAAATTAGTTCTTGTTGAACCAAACTGCTCCACCAGCAAGTTTTACTGCTAGTGCGCCGTAGCCGTAGTAAGCAACAGATACTTGACCAGTTGCTGTGATGTCTGAACGAAGTGTCAAACGTGGGCTTTCGTACCAGGTAAATGCATCTGGATTAACTACGATCATTGATTGATCTCCAGTTGTGTATCCATCTAGTGAGCGAGATACATAAAGATCCAAGCCAGCAACATTTCCACGAAGTGATGTAGGAACTACATTTCCACCTGCGTTTTGTGGTTGTGATGCGTTGTAGATTGGGCGTCCGCCATCGTTGTATCCCATGATGTTGCCCCATTGAGTGCTGTTAACAATTAAGTTGCGAGCAAATCCTAGTGAGCCTGAGTAAACAGATGCTGCTGCTTGTGAAACATATCCAAGCAAATCAGCTGCTGTGTTGTCTTTTGCAGTTGTTGCTAAAGCGCAAGATGATCCTAAAACTCCTGCAACATATGAATCTGTGGTCTTTGCATAAGCAAATTCCATTTGACGAACTAACTCATCGAAGAATGCAGGTGATGAACGATCTAGTAATTCAACTGAGAATGTTTGTCCGCCAGCGAACTTCTTTACATCAACAGAAACAAAAGATGATGTCATGTCGGTTGTATCGATTGCAGCAGCCTCTGCCTCAAGTGCAGTTGTAGGAACAGCTGTAATCTTTGGAATTTCGAAAGTCATTCCAGCACTAGGCAAAACTCCACGGCTTAGGGCTTGTATAAGACCTCTATCCGCATTGGATAGACCATTGATGATCTCTGTTGACTGTGGTGTTGGAATTAAGCCAGCAACTGTTCCAGTTGTGTCAGCAGCCATTACATACTGACGGCTTTCCTCTGAACCTAGAGCAGCACGAACTGAATGCTCCAAGTATGTTGCCTTTGAATTGATTGGTGAGCGTGGCTTTGTGTATGCAACAGATTGTGCTGCTACTACTGCCACAGGCTCAGACTTTGCAGCTTCTACCGCTTCGGTTGCGATAGGAGCCTCAGATGTAATATCTGACACTTTGTCCTCCTGTGTTGTTTGATCCTCAGCGGTTGCTTCGGAATTCTCTGGTGTATTTGTTGCAACTACCTTTTCAACTTTCGCTGAAGCAATTGCTGGATCAGACACCAAACTGACTTCATGTAATGAACTCTTTGAGATAACCATTGCTCCGTCTTTGTTATCCCATGCATCAACCATGACACCAACGGAGAATCCATCACGCAAACCTGTGGCTGCTTCCTCAAGTGCATCATCAGCTGCAAAAGTCTTTGCTAACTTAAATGTGCCTTCTAAACCTTGATCGTTTGCAGTAATGTCAATTAACTTACCCAATGGGCGAGTTTTGTCATGCTCTAATAACAATTTGACAGGTTTTGAAAAATCAATGCTGTCTTTTGCAAATACTGTTTTGCCGGCTGAGGTATTTCCAGCCTCATTCCAAGAAACGATAGTTCCTGAGATTGTTCGCTTATTTGTATCGGCAGCGGTTATGGTAATTGGGAAATTAATCTTCATCGGATTAAGTCCTCCTCCTCTTGAATTTGCTCAACGCTCATTGCGCCGATGCGGTTTAGGATTTCATAAACTTGAGCACGCTCTAATGCTGAACCTCTCAAGAAATCATCAATATCAAATCGAACCTCAACACCATTTGGCACGAAATCAGCAGCAGATAATCTTTGCTCAATTGGAGTAATGATATTTCTCAAACTGAAATCGATAAGTGCTTTTCTTTCCATAACTGTGGTGCTGTATGTCATGCTGGTTGTTTCAGCAGATAAGAACGATGCTGGAATGCCAACTGCTCTTGCAATTTCAGTTGCTAGATATTGGCGTGCTTCATTTAACTGTAATTTTTGTGGATCAAAGCCAAGTGCGTTTAATTCAACATCAGCATTTAAGAATGCAGTTGCTCTTGTGTTTCTAGCAACTTTCCATGATTCAAGAAGTTTTGTAATTCGCTCTGGAGTAAGGTTTGTACCATTTGATTTTAATACCATTGTTGGAACTGGCTCTTTTGCGTATAGTTCGGCAGCCTTTTCCAATTCTTGTGCAGCTCTAATTGTTCGACCGGCACGATTAAGCACGCCTTCATCTAAACCGCTAAATACAACTAAAGATCCAATGCCTGATGCTGGAACAATCATTCCATCAACCATGTATTGAGTAATTTCGGTTTGATTTGCGTTTAAGTTATAACTAACTCGATCTGGTGCAACTCTTGTCCATGCTCTTACCCGACTATTATCAGATGCAGCATAGGAATCTAAAACTTGACCATAAGCAACGCCATGAAATAATAAATCCTCAGCGATCCATGCATATATTGCTGATCCAGCAACTCTTGGATCTGGTTGCATAATTACTCTGTTTGGATCTAAATGTTCTTTTGTAAAATGATTA